ACTGCTATTGGTGGAATAGGAATAACTTTACTGGGAAAAAATGCAATACAGACAGCAACTAATTTTCAAAAGCTAAATCAAAGATTAAAAATAATTACAAAAGATAGTGGAAATTATAGTGACTCTTTAAAACTTGCAGAACAAGCACAATCAAAATTTGGATTAAGCACTATTGATTCATTAGAAGCTGTAACAAATTTACAGGCAAGATTAGGTCCACTAGGGACATCAATGGAAGATATATCCGCCATATTTAATGGATTTAATACCGCAGCGATATTATCAGGAGCTTCTACACAAGAACAGGCTGGAGCGATGCGTCAGCTAACTCAAGCATTGGGTTCTGGTGTTTTAAGAGGAGATGAATTCAACAGTATATCCGAGCAAATGTCGGTTGTTTTAAAACCAATCGCAGACCAGTTAGGAGTAAATGTTGGACAATTAAGGGATATGGCTGCTGAAGGTAAAATTACAAAAGATGTTGTTGTTGCAGCTTTTAAAGAGATTGAAAAACAAGGTGCTGGTGCATTAAAAGAATTAATAAAAAATGATCCAACAATGGTCTTTAAAGTATTAAGTAATGAAGCACAAAAATTAGAAATAGCTTTTGGTAGTTTATTAGCACCTGTTATATTAGATACAACAAGGGTTCTCACTTCCCTTACGGCTGCGGTTAGTGCTTTTATTCAATCGCCTTTAGGTAAAACAATAACACTTTTTACTGGATTAGCTTTAGCAGTAAAAGGATTAACAGCAGCAGTAGGATTATTAACCGCAGCAAAAACTATTCTTATTACTAAATTTGCAGCAACATCCGCAGGTGCAATAGCACTTGCCAAAGCAAATGCAACAGCAAGTTTATCTACTAAAGCACTAGCTATATCTACTGGAGCTTTGGCATTAGCAATGAATGCTTTACCATTGATTGCTTTAGTTTCATTAATTGGTTTAGTTACTACTGCTATCGCAAAACAAAATAAAGAAAGAAAGAAAACGAAAAAATTAATAGAAGAAGGAGATCAGGCAGCAATTAAAGCAGAAATAACACGATTAGAAATAGCTTTAAAACGAACACAAGAACAAAAAAGAGGAACAGCATTTAAATTTAAAGAAATAGCGAGACTTAAAGAAGAAATAGAAATCATGAAGAAAAAATTAGGAGTAGCTAAAGAACAGGAAATACAAGATAAAATAAATGAAGAACAATTAAAAAGAATAAAAACTTTATATGGTTCTATTGCTAATACTATAGAAACAGGTTTAGTTGATGCCATTGATGGTGCAATAAAAGGAACTAAAACTTTAGGAGAAGTAGCATCAAGTGTATTCGGTGCAATACAAAGAGCAATAATTCAATATGGTGTGGCTTCTTTTCTTGGTGGATTGCCTGGAGGGATTGGAAAATTCTTTTCAGGGGAAAGAGCAAACGGTGGTTCTGTTATGGCAAATAAATCTTATTTAGTAGGGGAACGAGGTCCTGAATTATTTACACCATCTACAGCAGGTATGATTTCTCCAAACAGTTCATTAGGAGGAGGCCCGACAAATATAGTTGTAAATGTAGATGCTTCTGGTTCTGCTGTTGAGGGAGATAACCAAGGGGGAGAAGAATTAGGAAGAGTGTTATCTGTTGCAATACAGTCAGAATTAATTAAACAAAAACGACCTGGAGGTTTACTAGCATAATGGCAACATTTCCTTCAATAAATCCAACTTATGGTATGCAGAAACGATCTGCGCCATTAACAAGAACAGTACGTTTTGCAGATGGGTTTGAGCATAGAATTAAATTAGGATTAGCAGAGCATCAAAATCCTAAAGTTTATAATTTAGTTTTTAACGTATCTGAAACTCAAGCAGATACTATAGAAACCTTTCTTGATGCCCGTGCAAATGATAATGA